CAAATGGGACGGTGATAATGTGATGGGTAAAGCACTTGTATTGAGCACCCCTATGGGTAAGATCGTTGAAGGTCTTATCGAAGGTGGTTGTCAGTTAGGTGTTTCAAGTCGTGGTATGGGTAGTCTTGTGAATCGGAACGGTGCAGCATTTGTAGGCAAAGATTTTATGCTTGCAACTGTAGATATCGTACAAGATCCTTCAGCTCCAGAAGCCTTTGTAAATGGCATCATGGAAGGAGTTGAATGGGTTTGGGATAATGGTATTCTAAAATCGCAAGAAATTGAACAGTTCGAGACTGAGATCAAAGAAGCTAAATCTGCAGACATGTCTAATGTACAGATGAAAGTCTTTAAAAGTTTCCTCTCAAAACTTTAACTCAATAGGAGTAAATTCATGTCTGATAAAGACTCACAAGTCGAAGACATTATTGAAGATACAGAACTCCAAGATGAGACTCTTGAAAATGTTGAAGGGGAAAATCTTGAAGAAGCTAGCTCAGGCGTTGCCAAAGAGGTAGACGGTCAAGCTGCTGCAGATGCAGATGCTGCTGAAATTAAAAAGTCAGCACCTGCTCAAGCAAAAGCACCGACTACTAAAGCTGGTATGCTTAATGCGATGTATTTAAAAATGTCCAAGATGAAAAAACATGATCTAGCTGCAGCTTATGGTAAGATGCACGAAGGTCAAGAAGAAGAAATTGAAGGCGAGGATCTCGTTGAAGATAACTTCGAAGGTGATTTGAATGCTCTAGTTGAATCAGAAGCAACACTATCTGATGGATTTAAAGGCAAAGCTGCAATAATTTTTGAAGCTGCACTTAAATCTAAAGTTTCCGATGAGGTTACACGCCTCGAAGAAAACTACCAGACTGAGTTGGAAGAAGAAACAACACGCATTCAATCTGATCTAGTCGAGAAAGTCGATGGCTATCTCAATTACGTAGTAGAAAACTGGATGGAAGAAAACAAGCTTGCTGTCGAGAGCGGTCTCCGGACTGAAATCGCAGAAGGTTTCATGAAGTCTCTACACCAAGTGTTCACTGAGCACTATGTGGAAGTTCCTGAATCCAAGGTTGACTTGGTTGACGATTTGGCAGCCAAAGTTGATAAGCTTGAAGAAGATGTTAACACATCTGAAGCGAAAAATATTGAACTCACCGAAGAAGTTGCAAAACTTACACGTGATCAAATTATTCGCGAATCTTCAAACGGACTTTCTGAAACACAAACTGAAAAGCTTAAGTCCTTAGTTGAGGATGTTACCTTTGAAGATGCAGATAACTTTGAAAATAAAGTTAATGTCATCAAAGAAACATATTTCAAAGATGCGGCTAAAGCAACAACACCTATGCAGGAAACGCTAAGCGAAAACGTTGAAGGCGAAGGGGACAAAGAAGAAGTCTCAATCTCTCCACGTATGGACGCATATCTTGCAGCACTCAAAAAGTAACTTAATTTAGGGGAACAAAATATGTTCAATTCTGAAAATCTACAGGAGAAATGGGCGCCAATTATGAACGCACCTGAGGCTCCTGAATTCAAAGACAAGCATCGTGCTGCAGTAACTGCGGTAATGCTTGAGAATACAGAGAAGGCTCTCCAAGAGCAAAGAGGTCATGAGACCTTTAACCTTAACGAAGCTGCACCAAACAATGCTACTGGTTCAAGCATCGATAACTGGGATCCAATTTTGATCTCACTCGTACGACGTGCAATGCCAAACTTGATTGCGTATGATCTCTGCGGCGTTCAGCCAATGTCTGGTCCTACTGGTTTGATCTTCGCAATGAAGTCAACATACCACAACCAAGCTGGTGCAGAAGCAATGTTCAACGAAGCTGATACAGACTTCTCAAACTCGAAGTTTAACGGCGCAACAGGAACAGCACAGGGTGGTTCACACCTCGGTGGTTCATCATCCTTGGTCGGAGACATTAACCCTCCAGGACAATCTGGTCAAACATCTGCTGACTCTGGTTCAGACAACGTCGAAGACGTGTTTGGAGTAGGTGCTGGTATGTCAACTGCACAAGCTGAAGCACTTGGTGATTCCGCTACTACTGCATTTGGTCAAATGGCATTCACCATTGACAAAGCTACAGTGACTGCTAAGTCACGTGCTTTGAAAGCAGAATACACAATGGAATTAGCACAAGATCTTAAAGCGATCCACGGTTTGGACGCTGAAGGTGAATTAGCTAATATCCTTTCTGCTGAAATCTTGGCTGAAATCAACCGCGAAGTTGTTCGTTCAATTAACTCACGAGCTAAACTAGGTTGTCAACAAGCTGGTATTACTGCTGACGGTATCTTTGATATTAATGCAGACGCAGACGGCCGTTGGTCACTAGAGAAGTACAAAGGTCTCTTAGTACAATTACAGCGCGAATGTAATGGTATTGCTAAAGACACTCGTCGAGGCAAAGGAAACTTCGTACTATGTTCTTCAGACGTAGCAGCTGCACTTTCCGCAACTGGTCTTTTGGACTATTCACCAGCACTATCATCTAACAGCAATCTTTCTGTAGATGACACAGGCAACACATTCGCTGGAACACTTTCCGGTGGAATTAAAGTATATATCGATCCATATGCAAACGTTGATTACATCACCGTTGGTTATCGTGGTTCTTCTGCATATGATGCAGGTATGTTCTATTGCCCATATGTACCGCTAACTATGGTACGTGCAGTTGGTGAGAATAACTTCCAACCAAAAATCGGATTCAAAACACGTTACGGCATGATTGCGAATCCATTTGTTGCTACTGACGGAACAATCGGAGCAGTAAGGGCTAACCCATACTACCGTATCTTCAAAGTAACAAACATTCTTTAATAAGAATATAATAAGAGCGTTTTTAAACGCCTCTGACTACAAAACTAAGATGGGCCGGTTCGCTGGCCCATTTTTTTGTTATAAATAACAGTATGGAGGATAGGTAATGCCTTATACACTAAACGTAGATTTTAAAGATACAGCAACAAAAACGGCTTTAACGACATATAACTTTGTTGCGCCATCTGGATTTAGACTATTAATTGATAGTCAAAAATATCCTAATGCGCAATATATGGTTCAAACAATATCTTTGCCAGATATGTCAGTTCAGCCCGCACAGTATGCAACGCCACAACGTAATATTGGAATGCTTCCTGATAAAGTAGAATACTCTCCTTTAGATCTTACGTTTCTAGTCTATGAAGAGCTTTTGAATTATAAAGAAATTCATGATTGGATGATAGGGCTTGTTACTTCTGAGGATGCTACTGTTCGTAAAGAACGAG